TGACTTAATGTCTTATGTAGACTTAAGATCTGGACTTTCTGCTGGAACTGTAGCAATTAACTTAATGGACGGCGACTTAAACGTAGCTGACTTAGCCTGTGGGTGGAACCCATCTGGCGATGTAAATTTCTCTCAGGTAGATATTACTATCAGAGACAAACAAGTAAAAATGGACCTCTGCCCTGAGGATTTAAGACAATATTGGTTGTCTCAAAGAATGAGCGCAGCAGCAAACCAAGAATCAGTACCTTTCGAAGAGGTAATCGCTGATTACTATGTAAAAAGAATCTCTAAGTACAACGAGTCTTACCTAATTGATGGTGACGGTACTGGTACTGGTATTAAAGACCAAGTAACTGGCGCTAACGGAGCGACTGTATCTGCTAACCCAGCTGCATTCACTTTAGCTAACGCTGTAGAGCAAGCTTTAAATATCTTTGATGCAGTTAATGAAGCATCTAAAGACAGAGACGATCTAATTATGATCATGTCTCCAGCTAACTTCAACACTTTAAGAAGAGCATTAGTTGCACAAAACTATTACCACTATGACCAAGGCGACGGTAGATCTTTCGAATTACCAGGAGCTAACATCACTGTAGTAAAAACTTCAGGCCTTGTAGGTTCTGATTACGTTGCAGCTGGACCTTCTTCAATGATTGTTGCAGGTACTGGATTAGAAGATGACGCATCAACTGTACAGTTCTTTTTTGACAAAGGACAAGATGTTGTAAAATTCATCGCAAAATGGAGATTAGGTGTAGCCGTATCTCAAGTAGATCAGTTCGGAACTAACGGATTGGCATAATTAACCTAAAAAAACAAAAAGAAAACTATGGCTTGTTCAAATTTAACAGCAGGATTTACTTTAGATTGTAACGACTCTAATGGTGGTATTGATAAAATCTTTATTGCTAACGGTGCAGTTGAATCTATTACTGAATCTAATGGTACTATCACAGCAATTACTGTTGGTGGTTCCGCTTTGACGCCTAGTGACTTCTTTGAATTTGAGGTTCCACGCCAAACTAGTTCATTCACTGAAACTATCAATGTATCTCAAGAGAATGGTACGGTATTTTACCAACAGGATCTTGTTATGATATTCAACAAAATGGAAGCAGCTAAGAGAGATCAAATCTTATTGATGGCTCAAGCTACTGACATGGTTGTAGTATTTAAAGACAACAACGACAAGTATTTCTCTGTTGGTGTTGAAAGAGGTGCATTCATGACAGCAGGTAGTTCTGTATCAGGAACTGCTTATGGTGATAGAAATGGATACGAACTTACAATTTCAGGTATGGAAGAATCTCCATCATTCGAAGTTACAGGCTCTATCGTAGAAGCATAATCTACGTCTATATAAACCAAGAAAGGGTCCCAATAGGGACCCTTTTTTTATATTAATTGTTTAGGTGGATGTGGTGAGTACTGTGATTTAGTCATTGGGTACTTACGTTCTGTAACCCATAAACCACGTTTGCGGTGTGCATATCTATGTGTAGTACCGTTAATCCATATCTCTGGTCTATAATGTGCTAGAGTTTGTGTAACAGGCACACCTTTACTATGGTCATACAATTGGCCACTTACTAAATACTTTATATCTACTTGCATAAAGAGATCAAACCCTATCTTAACACATTGTTCTAATAAATAGTTTATACGAGCAGGTTTATTAGGTCCGACTATAGTTAGGTCTATATCCTGTGCCTGTCGTGTACTAAGTATTGAGCCATGCGTCCATAACTGATAGCCTTTCCAGTCTAACTCTTTTATACGCTTAAGAAACTTAACTACTAGTGGATCACGCAAACTACATAGTTGATGTAGGTTCGTGCACTCAAAATCACCATATATCACATGTTTATACATATTATATGTATCTCTATTACAACTTTACTTGTTTTTATATTTCTAAGTAGAAACACATACTATAATATGACGACAACAATATCAGGCACTACAGGAACGTTTTACATTAACGATCCTGGTACAATTACAGGTGATTTCAGCCTGAAGTCACAATACTCACAAGAAGATATTGCTACAGGTAATTCTTATACTATTATTACACAAAACGATAGATATGCTGAAATAGAGGTAACATTTCCTGCAGATTTTAAAGATAAGCACTATAATGGCTATTATACATGGTCTATTGGTGGTTATTCTGATATTGTTAAAATAATTACACAGCCTGGAGGAGACGCAGGGAAAGTTGAATACATATCTAGTAACGAAGATAGAGACGCTGAAGTATTTTATCGTCCAAATTATTAAAAAGAAATATGAGAAACACAAACCCAGAAGGATTATACTCTATAAAAGGTAGCAAGTTTGAAGCATTAGACTTACCTGTAATCCAAGAACAAAGAGGAAAAGACTACATTAAGTTTGGCGTAGACAACTTATTTCCACAACAACTTATAGAGCTATATGATAGTTCTGCAATGAACCACACTTGTATAGATGCAATTAGAGATGGTATCTATGGCGAAGGTGTATCAGACTATGGTACTGAATACGTTAACACTGAAGGCGAAACTATTAATGACGTCTTTCAAAAGATTGCATTAGACTACACATTATTCGGTGGGTATGCTTTAAATCTAGTGTGGAATAAAGAAGGTACAAGAATAGCAGAAATCTATCACTTACCTTTTGCAAATGTTAGATCAGGTAAACCAGATGATGAGGATAAGATACATAGTTATTATTATTCTAGCGACTGGTCACAAATAAGAAAATACAAACCAGTAGAATATAAATCCTTTGATGTTACAGATACGAAAAAAGATAGCGCAAGTCAAATCTATTATTGTAAAGACTATAACCCAGGCCAAGAGATCTATCCTTTACCCGCTTATATTGGTGGTGTTAATGATATACAGCTTGATGCGAGGGTGTCAAGGTTCCACAACGCGAACATCTCAAACGGACTTGCACCAAGTATGTTCGTACAATTTAGAAATGGAATACCCAATCCAGAAGAACGTAGAGACATTTATAGAGAAATAGAAGATACATTTAGTGGAGAAGAGAATGCGGGTAGATTCTTTCTAGCTTTCTCTGAGCCAGGTAAAGAACTGCAGGTGACACCAATCGAGAATGCGAACGACGACTACTACTTGACACTCGAACAAAGAATCACGTCACGAATCCTTACTGCACACCGTATTACTTCTCCACTTTTATTAGGTATTAAAGACGGTGCAGGTTTCTCTAGTAACTCAGATGAAATCATTACGTCTTACTCACACTTTATGAATACAGTAGTAAGACCAAAACAAACTAAAATTATTAATACTTTTAGTTATATCTTAAGTCTATACGGACTAAACGTAAGAATAGAAGTAGAGCCAGTGCCAATGATTATCGGTACTGACGAAGACGATCCGGCGTTACAAGAAGACATAACAAATATAGCAGACGAATAATATGAGCCAAACAGCATTACTAGTATCGGAGCAAAGAATGAAACAATGGACTCAGTTAGATGACAATGTCAGACTAAATGAGATTACACCAAACATTCTACAGGCTCAAGACATATATTTACAAAACATATTAGGTACAAGACTATTCGATAGACTTAAAGCCGGTGTTATTGCAGGTGACTTAACCGCTGATGAAGAACTACTTATGAAAGACTACGTAGGACCTACTCTAATGCAATATGCACTCTATTTAATGTTACCTAGCATTAAGTATAAGATAGCTAATCAGGGCGTACTTAACGGTACTTCTGAAGAGACTTCACCTACTACTCTAGATGAATTACAATTTCTTATGCAAACAGTGTTAAATACTGCAGAGTTTTACAGTAAAAGACTAACAAAATACTTTATGGATAATCCTAACTTATTCCCAGAGTATCAGAATCCTGGCACAGACGGAATGATGCCAGATAAACGTAATCCATATTTTAGTGGATTAGTAACAGGTAGATCAAATTTATCATATTATGAAGAGAAATACGGCGAATGCACAGACTGTGGTCCTTCCACGACAGTCCACGGCAACTAAAAAGAACATACATAAACTTAAAGTTGCATTAAGTAAAATTAACAACAATAAGTAAAATTATATTTCTAAGTAGATGGATATAAAATCAGTAACGAAAGACTACGTAGAGTGTGCCTCAGGCGGTGCAGTTACAGCTCCTAATAATGGTAGCTGGATTTCTGCATACGCAATTTATTTAGGCGCTACAACCATTGTGAATGGCTCGTGGTTACAAACATTATGTTACCAATTAGGTGTAACACAACCAGTAAATAGCTCATGGGTTATAGCCCTAGCTAATTATTATGGTATAGGTGCACCAGAGAATGGTTCATGGTGGTATGCAATAGCCGATGAGGCTTGTAATGGTACACCAGCTAATCCATGTACTTGGGGAGGTAATCAAAATAACTTTGGTGTAGAAACAAGAGTGTGGTCTTCCACTTCACCTTGTGCAGCACCGCCAGTTCAAGTATTATGGGAAGGCGCCAGTGATAACTGGGAAGCAGAATCAGATAACTGGGAATCAATATAAAATTAAAAAAGAGATAATATGGCTCAATTAACAGGAAATCCAATCCAAAGTTCATACCTTGGATTAATTAAAACAACAGATAATGCTGCAATTGGCGGCACGGCTAAAGCTATTACAGACGGTGCTGGTAACGCTACTAACATCGAAATGAGTAATACAGCAACTAACTTTGTTAGTGGTACTGTGGACTTCACAGGTAGTACTGTAAGCGGTCTACCAGGTGGCGGAGGTATTACATACTTCGGTACTGGTAAAGTAGTTAACACTTCTTATATCGCATCGGATATAGTACAGTCAGTATTTACAATACCGGCTAATACATTTGCTGCAGGTGATTACTTTATGATTCGTAGTTTCGAAGAAAGAAATGGTCTTAATGCAACACAATACTCAAGTATGTGGATTACACCAGATGCACAGACAGTAGGTAGTCAACCTAGTAACCCAAGTGCAAATGAATTCTCATTCTCACAAGTACAACAAAGTGGTAATGGAACATACATGATGAAAAGACATTGTTTTATTTCTGCTGCAAACGAAACTAACTGGTTAGAACAATCTAGTGGTAGTAATGATGATGGATTTGGTAGTTCTGGTGGACCAGTTGACGCAAACAATATAGACTGGACTGTAAATCAATACGTTTACTTACAGATGTGGTCAGATTCAACTACTGGTACATACACTAACTATGGTATGCACTTAACAAAATTAAACTAATAATATGGCAAGTTTACAAAACGAACAAATAGATCAGTCATACCAAGGACTGATAAAAACAGCAAATAATTTAGGCGGTGCACCTTTTCCACCTGTAAAACTACAATACGGAGACGGTACAGAGTTACCTATCTCTATTGGTGATGGTACAAGTATAGGTATCGGTGACATTGTTACATTACAATCTGGTACTAGAGTTATCGATCTAAACGCAAACAATTTAGCTTTAACTGGTGTAACATTTGTAGATGCCCTAGCAGGTACTACGAATATATCTAATGGTACGTATGAATTTGGTTTAGGTTTTCCTGGCGCACCGGCAACTAACGTAGACTTTACAAACGCTACAGTAACTGGTTTACCAAGTGGTTCAGCAGGACTAGAGAATGGTACAGGTGCTGACTCATTACAATCAGCTTCTTCACTAACAACTAATGCGGCTAACGCATCTGGAGCACAATCTATCGCATTAGGTGATGGAGCAACAGCGCCAGGTTCAAATGCAATTGCAATTGGTAAAGGTGCTGATACAGGTGCAAGTTCAGATGAAGTTATTGTAATTGGTAACTCTACAGGTGGAACTGCTGCAAGTGAATCAATTAGAATTGGTCATGATATTCCAGGTTCATCTTTTAATTCAAATAACGTTGCAATTGGTAATAACTTTGATAGTATTAATGGTAATGGTAACGTAATGATTGGTAACTCTGCAAGCTCTGCGAGTGACTATAATACACTTGTAGGTTACAATACTACTGCCCTATTCCAAAATGGTGTAGCTATCGGTAGAGACGCTACTGCAGGTAATCAGGCTGCTGTCATAGCTATTGGACATGGTGCTACAGGTGGCGCATTCGCTGGAGCTATTGCACTTGGTAGAAATACACAAGCTAACGCAGATGCTGCTGTGGCTCTTGGTGATGGTGTAATCGCTGCAACTGCGGATACAGTTTCAGTAAAAGCATTAGAAACACAAACAGATTCAACACCAACTGCAGGTGGTATTATTATGTCAGATGCAGGTGGAACAGATAGAAGAATAAACATTGATGCAACAGGTAAATTATACATTGATAATACTGCGGTAAGTGGTGGTGGAGGTTCTACTTCACATCCTGCAAGATACTTCGGTACTGGT